GTTGTCCTCCGTTTTGGCTTGCCCGCACAATTGAAAGAACGAAATGATTATGATATACTTAACTTATAATTTTTTATCTTGTTTCTCCTTCGGGCTTGCCCGAGGGTTCTTTTTTATCCTATCAGCGAAAAATATTCATCAACGACCATGATCTCGTCCGTGGTCGTTTTTAAATTGTGTCGATCCATAAAACGAATATAGTTGAATTCGTGGCCTTCGTCCAGCTCCTCCCGAATAAGAGCCCGGATCATGGCCCGATTCGCTTCGTTCTCGCACTTGATTGGGTTGATGGTGTATTGGGCCTTGGAATGGTTCAAGTGAGCTATTTCGTGCAAAATGACGCGTTTTTGAGCCTCCTCAGACAGCGCCTTGTTTACGAAGACAATCTTCAATTCATCTATTATCATTCCCGGTCGTTGCCATAATTCGTTATCAAAATAAGCTAGTGTAACACCGTTAGAGTCAACTAACTCTTCAATGGTCATAGGCTATCTACCTCTCAAGTATATTTCTATGATATTTTGAATCGCGTCAATATCTTCTTCAGTAAGTGGCTTACCGTCAAATGTTTTGGCGTTTTCAGCCATCTTTCGCAGATCCTCAGAGGTATACCCACCGATGGTTTCGTCCGATGCGATCCGTGGATTGTCTGTTCTACCTAGCAGATAGTCAGTGGATACGTTGAAGTAGTCAGCGATTTGTTGAAGCCGTTCAGCAGAAGGTTGATTCCTTTTCAACCCGTACAAAGAATTTTTGCCTAGTTTTAGCTTATCTTCTAAAGTATTTAGCGAAATCCCTTGTTTTTCACATAAATCTTTTACTATTTCAAAAGTAGAAAACATTGATTTATCAGCCTTTCTTAGACATGACAAAAAATATTTTATAAAATACGCAAAAAATAGTTGACATTGTTTCGCGTTTACGCTAAAATAGTTTTTGTAAGTTAATGAGTTAGTCAAAAACGAAGTTAAAACTTATCTAAAAATAAATAGCTTTGGCGAGCAAATGAGTTGATAGATATAAGGTTTTATCAAGGTTTTTAATTATGCTTTCATTTTAGCAGATACGCTAAAAACTGTCAAGCGATAATGTAAAAATCACTAACTCAATTTCTTACAAAAATAAAAAACGTACCCCAGCTGCTATCTGAAGTACGTTACGGAAATTGTTCTGCTCAAGCTAATAGCAGTAGCTAACAACACTTCGCTGGTATCGCCCCCAGCACTGCAGTTGAAATAGTTAGGGACTTTGGTCTACGAGAAGTTGCGCTTTTTAACGTGGCTACCTCCCACGACTGAACTCGCACCTATTTTTACGACTCTTGCTTGTCGTTGCTGGCAACCAGACCAGAAATAGAGTTTAACTACTGAGACACAGTACCTTTCAAAAATTCTGCCAATATGCATCAGCTCCTTTCTGCTAACAAAGGTAGTTTCATTATATGAAAAGTAAGAATGTTTGTAAAGGCATTATTTGTCAAAAGCTAGGGCAGACCATAGTTTCCGTAAAAAACATTCATTATTTTCACTTACAAAGAAAGGAGAGAAATATGCCAAACATGGACAACGGTCGTCAAAAAATTTTGGATTACCTGAAAGAAAATGATCTAACAATGGCTACTCTAGCCGTTCAGTATAGCATGACACGCCAAGATGTTACAAACATTTTGAATGGAAAACTGAAAAATCCTCAAGCACATCGATTTGTCGCCCGGGTGATTGAAGATTTTAAAATTCGGTAACAAAAAACGCCGGATGAAGAATCCGACGCTTGCTTAAAATATCTATCTTAATTATATCAGAAAGTGCTTGCCCGCACAATTGGAGGAACGAAGAAATGGAGGAAACAAAATTGCCTCCCTTGATCTCGGACGAGATCGCGAAAGTCTATCTAAAACAGATGATTGAGATCATGAAGGAAGAGCTCAAGGAAGAAATAGAATCGGAAAGATTACCACTAGATCAGAAAGCCTTAATGAAGAAGTTCGGGTTCGATCATGGCTACATTAAAAAGCTAGAACGGAGAGGACTTGCATTTCGTAAGCAAGGAAAGAAAAAAATGTACGACGTCCGGGACGTGTACGAGATTTTGGAAATGGAAAAGGAGTATATCAAATGTTAGAACCAAGTCTTACAAGTCAATTATTAGGAGCGGGAACGATCGCGATCAGCTTCTTCGTGGCCGGCTTTATCACTTGTTTAATTGACGTTAAACGACAAGAGAAGAAGAAACGGCAGCAAGCGAAGATCCAAGAGATCCTCGACTTACAAGAGGAATACACCCGCGAAGTAAAAGCGAGTGTCTGGGAAGATCTAGCAAGTGCCCGCAAGCAATCAATTTCAGATAACGATTGGAGCGCGAGTCATGTTTGGTAGAAAACAGAAACGGATCAGAGAGCTCGAAAAAGAAGTCGATCGCTTACGGGCCATCGAACGGGAGCAGATCCAACTCTTGAACGCTTCTCTTGATCGGGAATATCAATTATTGGAAAGGAAACAAAAAGATGGTAACAATCAATAAGCTCGAGATCGAAAACGTCAAACGCGTTAAAGCGGTCAAGATCGAGCCGTCAGCGAAGGGGCTGACAATCGTCGGGGGAAACAATAACCAAGGGAAAACGAGCGTATTAGACGCGATAGCGTGGGCCTTGGGTGGCAATAAGTACAAGCCGTCACAACCTCAACGCGAGGGGTCAACAATTCCCCCAAGCCTAAAAATCACACTATCGAATGGCCTTATCGTCGAACGCAAGGGCAAAAATAGCGATCTAAAAGTTATTGATCCAAGCGGAAACAAGGCCGGCCAGAAATTGCTTGATAGCTTCGTCGAAGAACTCGCTCTTGATCTTCCAAAATTTATGGAAATGACGAATAAAGAGAAGGCGACGACACTCTTACAAATTATCGGGGTAGGCGATCAGCTCGTCAAGCTCGAAATGGAAGAAAAGACCAAGTACCAAGAGCGCCACGCAATCGGCGTCATCGCGGACCAAAAAGAAAAGTTTGCGAAAGAACAACCATATTATCCAGACGCGCCGAAAGAGCTCGTCTCAATCGCGGACTTGATCCAACAACAGCAAGAGATCCTAGGACGAAATGGCGAAAATGCTCGCAAGCGTCAGAATCTCGCGAAAATAGAAAGTTACTATCAAGCCTCCCTTGCTGACGTGCAACGTTTGGAAACATTGCTCAAGGAAGCAAAAGAAAAGAACCAAGAATTCGCGCAAGATTTAGATATCGCTCGCAAAGACGCGCAAGATCTGATTGACGAATCGACACAAGAGATCGAAGAAAGTATCGCGAATATTGAGCAGATCAACCTCAAAGTCCGGGCGAATCTTGACAAAAACAAGGCCGAAGAGGACGCGAAGATTTACCGCGAGCAATACCGCGAATTGGATCTTGTGATCGAGGGTATTCGTAAGCAAAAAACGGACTTGCTCACAAACGCGGACTTACCACTCCCGGGCTTATCCGTGGATGATGGCGAGCTCTTATATCTCGGACAACGCTGGGACAATATGTCCGGATCGCAACAATTACAAGTCGCGACGGCTATCGTTCGCAAGCTCAAGCCTGATTGTGGCTTCGTCTTAATTGACAAGTTAGAACAGATGGACCAGATCACACTTGCGGAGTTTGGGGCATGGCTCGAAAACGAAGGCTTACAAGCAATCGCAACGCGTGTCTCAACGGGTGGAGAATGTTCCGTCATCATAGAAGACGGGTACAGTATCAAGCCCGACAGTTTCGAAAACGGACTATTAAACGGAGCAACAAATGGTACACAAGAAACAGTCGCGCCAACTTGGCAAGGCGGATTCTAAAAAGCAGAAAGAAGGAAGAAATCATGAAACAAACAGACAAATTCGCAGTATTAAGAGATAAAGAAACAGGAAATTTTTTAAGAGAATATAAAAGCAAAAAAGGGACGTTTGCTTATTCCGCTGAATATACGGATGATCTTAGACACGCTGCAAAAAATGAACTCAAGGCAATCGAAGACCAAAAAGAAGACTTTGAAAAATTAGCAAACATGCTCAATTGTGAAATTTTAGTCGTCGAAGCAGAGTACACATTAAAGACGCGCGACGGAAACAAACCGAAAGATCTTACAGAAGAGATCGAAGAAGCAAAACGCAAACACCTTGTAAATCTTCTTAATAGTCTCTTTTCTGATAAAGACGACGAGGAGGAATAAAAAATGCAAATTACAAGAGGAAGGAAGGCACGGGCACAAAAGGTCGTTATCTACGGCCCGGAAGGGATCGGAAAGTCTAGCTTTGCGAGTCAATTCCCGGATCCGGTATTCATTGATACGGAAGGATCAACGGACAATATGGACGTGGCCCGGTTAGACAAGCCTACAAGTTGGGCAATGCTCAAAAACGAGATCGCGTTTATTAAAGCAAACTCGGACGCTTGCAAGACACTCGTCATCGACACGATCGACTGGGCGGAACAACTCGCGGTCGATTATGTTTGCGCACAGCACCAAAAGAACGGGATCGAAGATTTTGGATGGGGCAAGGGGTATATATACGTCCAAGAAGAGATCGGGCGTTTGTTGAATAGCTTGTCCGAGCTTGTGGATATTGGAATCAACGTCGTTTTGACCGCTCACGCACAGATCAAGAAATTCGAGCAGCCGGACGAAATGGGATCATACGATCGATACGAATTGAAGCTCGGGCAAAAATCAAGCTCGAAAACAGCTCCACTCGTTAAGGAGTGGGCCGATATGGTGCTCTTTGCGAATTACAAGACAATCGTCATGACGACGGACACCGGAAAGAAGAAAGCCCAAGGGGGCGAGCGTGCCATGTACACGAACCATCGCCCGGCGTGGGACGCGAAGAATCGTCACGGATTGCCGGATCGATTGCCGTTTACTTATGACAGTATCGCGCATATTTTCGCGACGCAACAAGTGACACCGCAACCGCAAGCACAACCGCAACCGGCACAACCGGCACAACCAACGCCAGAGCCTCAACCGGAGGAGCAACCGAAGAACGATATCAAGGAACAATTGACCGAGATCGGTCAAGAGGTGGCCCAAGAAATGGGACGCGCACCGCAACCGCAACAAGCACCAACAAGCAGTACGCTTCCGCAAGCATTGATCGATTTAATGACACCGCACGGCGTGACAGAAAGCGAATTGCAAGACGTGGCATATATCCGCGGACACTTCCCGATGGGAACGCCGATCGAAAACTTCCCGGCGAATTATTGGGATATGATCGTCGCGAATTGGGACGCTACACTTGACGTCATTCAAAATCAAATCCGGAAAGATCCGGAGTTACCATTTAACACTAACAACTTATAAGAATTAAAGGAGAAATAATCATGACACAACAACAATACAACAACTTTGAGCGCGAATTTGGATGGGATGACACGATTCAAAAGGATTCCGAATTCGTCCTATTGCCAGAAGGGCTCTACTATTTCACAGTTAAGAGCTATGATCGCGGACGTCACACGCCGAACCCTCAAAACCCCGGCAAGTTGCCAGCTTGTCCAAAAGCGACAGTCTATCTTCAAGTTGTGGCAAACGAAGGCGAGACAGAGCTCCGTCATAATCTATTCTTGCACAGCTCAACCGAAGGTATGCTCTCCGCATTCTTTGGATCTATCGGACTAAAACGTAAAGGCGAACCGCTTCGCATGGATTGGAATGCCGTCATCGGCAAAGTCGGAGTTTGTAAGGTTGGTATCCGTGAGTACAACGGCAACAAGTACAACGAAGCAAAAAGCATGATTTACGCCGAAGACGTGGACTATACGAAGGTATTGAACGCGCAACCGGGACAAATTCAAGGATTCCAACAACAACCGACGCAAGGATTCAATCCCGGGCAGTTTTAAGGGGGTATAAATGGAATTACGGCCTTATCAACAAGAGGCGCGGGAAGCCGTTCAGAAGGAGTGGGCAGAAGGGCGTAAACGTACCCTTCTCGTCCTTCCAACTGGGACGGGAAAGACGGTCGTCTTTTCAAAAATCATTGAAGATCAAGTCCGAGAAGGGAAACGCGTCCTCGTACTCGCTCACAGATCCGAGTTATTGGATCAAGCAAGCGACAAGCTCAAGACCGCAACGGGACTCGGTACGGCACTAGAGAAGGCCGAAAGTACGTCAATAGGTTCATGGTATCGAGTGGTCGTGGGATCTGTCCAAACAATGCAACGGGAGAAACGATTGAGTCAATTCCCACCCGATTGGTTTGATACAATCGTCGTCGATGAAGCTCACCACGCTATATCAGACGGCTATCAGAAAGTTTTAAACCATTTCGGAGATTCGAACGTCCTCGGGGTTACAGCAACGCCAGACCGTGGAGATATGAAGAACCTCGGATCGTACTTTGACAGCTTGGCCTATGAGTATTCACTCGTGCAAGCGATCAAGGAAGGCTATCTATCCAAAATTAAAGCCTTAACGATTCCGATTGATCTCGATCTCTCAAGCGTTTCAATGTCCGCGGGAGACTTTAAAGCGAGCGACGTCGGAACGGCACTCGATCCGTACCTCGTACAGATTGCGGACGAAATGGCCGAATATTGCAAGGACAGAAAAACAGTCGTCTTTCTTCCGCTTGTGAAGACAAGCCAAAAATTCCGCGATATCTTAAACGAGCGAGGGTTTAAAGCAGCCGAAGTCAACGGCGAATCGAAGGATCGGGCGGAAGTACTCGAGGACTTTGAGCGTGGCCGGTACAACGTCTTGTGCAACTCAATGTTACTCACGGAGGGGTGGGATTGTCCCTCGGTTGATTGCGTGGTGGTATTGAGACCGACGAAAGTCCGGGCGCTCTATTCGCAGATGGTGGGACGTGGGACGCGTCTTTTCCCCGGAAAAGAAGAGCTTCTTCTGCTCGATTTTTTATGGCACACCGAACGCCATGAGCTTTGTCGCCCGGCTCACTTAATATGTGAGAGCCTGGAAGTCGCGAAAAAGATGGTCGAGAATATGGAAGAGGAAACGGGCGTCGTGCTCGATCTTGAGGATATGGAAGCCAAAAGCGCGGAAGACGTCGTGGCAGAACGCGAAGAAGCTCTCGCGAAGCAACTCGCAGAAATGCGGAAACGCAAGCGCAAACTCGTCGATCCGTTGCAATTCGAAATGTCTATCCATGCCGAAGATCTTTCGAATTATGTCCCTAATTTCGGGTGGGAAATGGCCCCGCCTTCTGAAAACCAACTCAAGGCCCTCGAGAAGTACGGTATCTTTACCGACGAAGTGGGCAATGCTGGGAAAGCGAATCTCTTACTTGATCGCTTGAACAAACGACAGAACGAAGGACTTTCGACGCCGAAGCAAATTCGCTTCCTTGAAAGTCGAGGTTTCCAAAACGTCGGAATGTGGAGTTTTGAGAACGCAAGAAACATGATTGATCGTATCGCAGCCAACGGGTGGAGAATACCGCACGGGATCAGAGCGAGCGAATACTTACCAAATTAGAAAGGAAGGGCATGAACAACGAAAGAGAATTTGACTTGTTGCCATTACTCGATCATATCAACCCCGCCATTTTGTCCTATCAAGAATGGATCAATGTCGGGATGGCCTTAAAACATGAAGGATATACCGCGTCGGATTGGGATAATTGGTCGCAGAATGACACAAGATATCGAAAATTCGAATGTTTCAAGAAGTGGGACACGTTCAACGAACAAGCCGGCTCGATCGTAACGGGTGGGACAATCGTCCAACTAGCGAAAGATCACGGGTGGGTGAATCCGTACTCGAACGACAGTGAGGGCGCTCACGAGCTCGATTGGAACGACACGATCGATCGGGACTATCGCGTTATCGATAAGAATTGGATTGAGGGAAAAGAGATCCATGAGCCGGCTGTTTGGAATCCGACGCAAGAGATCATTCGATACCTCGAGGCCTTGTTTGAATCGTCCGAAAACGTGGGATATGTCACAGAAAGCTATCCAAAAATCAACGACGAAACGGGCGAAATTGAAAAATGGCTTCCGACCAAGGGAGCGTATGACCGGACAGCCGGGCAACTGATTGAGCAATTATCCAAGTGTAACGGAGATATCGGGGCGGTACTCGGGGACTATCACAAGGAAGCGGGCGCGTGGATTCGCTTCAATCCACTCGACGGTAAGGGCGCTAAAAATGAAAACGTGACGGAATTCCGCTACGCCCTTGTTGAATCGGACAGCATGAGCGTAGAGAAGCAAAACGCGATCTATAAAGAGCTTGAATTGCCGATCGTGGCCCTCGTCTATAGTGGGAACAAGTCCTTACACGCTATCGTGAAGGTGGACGCGAGCAATTATGACGAGTACCGAAAACGCGTTGACTATCTATATAAGATCTGTCAGAAAAACGGGATCTCGGTCGATACGCAAAACCGCAATCCGTCGCGCTTGTCCCGTATGCCGGGCTTCGAGCGAAACGGGCAAAAGCAATTCCTTGTCGATACCAATATCGGAAAAAGAAATTGGGAAGAATGGTATCAGTATATCGAGGATTTAAACGACGATCTACCAGATCCGGAAGGCCTCGGGGATAGTTGGGACAATCTTCCAGAGCTTGCGCCCGAGCTGATTGAAGGCGTGCTTCGCCAAGGACACAAAATGCTGATCGCCGGGCCATCCAAGGCCGGGAAGTCGTTCAGCTTGATCGAAATGTCGATCGCAATCGCAGAAGGCCAGAAATGGCTTGGATGGAACTGTACACAAGGCAAGGTCCTATATGTCAATCTTGAGTTGGATCGTGCGTCATGTCTCCATAGATTCCGCGACGTGTACGAAGCAATGGGATTGCAACCGAACAATTTGCAAAATATTGATATCTGGAATCTTCGCGGTAAGACTGTACCGATGGACAAGCTAGCTCCGAAATTGATCCGCCGATCACTCAAAAAGAATTATATCGCGGTTATCATCGACCCGATTTACAAAGTCTTGACGGGTGACGAAAACAGCGCAGATCAGATGGGACACTTTACGAATCAATTTGACAAAGTAGCGACAGAGCTCGGGTGCTCGGTGATCTATTGTCATCACCACTCGAAGGGCTCACAAGGTAACAAGAAGTCAATGGATCGTGCGAGTGGATCAGGCGTATTCGCTCGAGACCCGGACGCGCTAATCGACTTGGTAGAATTGGACGTCACGGAGGAGCTATTCGCACAGCGTATCAATTATACGGCGTGCCGGATCTACAAAGAGGCCTTGCAAACGTGCAACCTTGGATATTACCAAGAGGAAGTTACACTCGACGATCTTCAAAGTGCTGCAACTATGCGGACTCACTTTGAACGAGCAATTCCAAATATACTCGATCGCAAGCCTTGGACAGATAAGATCGAACAAGCCCGTCATGCAATCGAAATTTCGACAGCGTGGCGCGTGGAAGGAACGCTTCGGGAGTTTGCCAAATTCAAGCCGATCAATATGTGGTTCAGCTATCCAGTACATTTCTTGGACGATTCGGGGGTGCTTGCTGATATTCAGCTAGAGGATACGAACGCCAAAAATTCACCTTGGAAGAAAAATTTCGACAAGAAGTTATCAAAAGAAGAGCGAACCGAAAAACGCTCCGAAAAAATCGAAACAGCTATTGAGGCCCTCGATGATGGAATAAGTCCAGTTACAATTGATGATCTGATCGATTATTTCTCACTCGAAGATAAGCCGGTAAGTGAAAAAACCATCCGACGATGGATCAAAAACAACGGCAAATTCGAGGTAGAAAACAAAGAAATTATACCAAAATCAGACTCTAAACATGAGGGACAATGAGGGACAAAATCGAAAGACACTATCGAAAATGTCCCTCTGATAAAAATGTTTTTGAGGGACAAAGTCGAAGGACATTATCGAGTTTGTCCCTAGGGACAAAGTGAGGGACAGGGACAAAGTCGAAGGACAAATTCGAATGTGTCTTTCGAAAATGTCCCTAGGGACAAGGGACAAATTATCGAAAATGTCCCTGTCCCTATGAGGTCAATTTGAGGGACAAAATGAGGGACAAACTCGATTATTTATCGAAAATGTCCCTAGGGACAAAATGAGGGACAGAATCTCTCCTCTACCGAGGGAGAGATTTAGGAAAATGTCCCTGATGGTCCATGGGAACAGGAACAGGAACAGGGGGGCTTTGCTCCCGCCCCCTGTAACCCTGTAACCCTGTCCCCTAACATGGACGAAGCGCGAGAGCGTGAAGCTAAAAATAAAAAGTAAGAAAAAGAAGGTATAAAAAAATGGGACGTACTATCGGAAGTAAAAACAAAAAACAAAAACGACGTTCTGAAAAATTATTTATTGCCAAGACTATGCCTCCACTCTATCACACGTTGCCGGGGGAAGAATTTGATAATGATAAAAGTCAAGTGTATGCTTGGATAAAAAATCAGCCCGACTTAATGGAATGGCTTTGGAGACAGTTAGGGTCAGCCGGCTATATCGTTTACGATCCAGAAACTGGGAAATGGACCGGGGTCGATTATAAAAAACGAGGTGACGAAAAATGTTGAATAAAGAAAATATCGATAATCTAAAAAAAGAAATCGATGACTTGTTGGATAAATGTGAAGATGATTTTGAAGAGATGGCGCTTAATCCAGATTATACATTTGAATTGCTTATGAGGGCTAGTGCGACTTTGGGTAAAATTTTAAGGGGATTGATTGATGATTGAATTCTTTTTGCCGATGGAAAAAATTCCAACAACGACGCACCAGCAGAAAAAAGTAAACGTGAGAAATGGCAAGCCGATTTTTTACGAGCCGGAAGAACTAAAAAACGCACGGGCGAAATTTGAGAGCTTACTTGCGCGTCATGTTCCCCCGGATAAGTTAAAAGGGCCGATCCGGCTCACGGTCAAATGGTGCTTTCCGATGATTAAGGGAGTACGATCCGGCCAGTACAAGACAACAGCACCAGACACGGACAATCTTCAAAAGCTATTCAAGGATTGCATGACAGAAGTTGGCTTTTGGAAAAATGACGCAGAGGTGGCAAGCGAGATCGCTGAAAAGTTTTGGAGTGAGGTCGTGGGGATCTATGTCAGAGTTGAGGAGTGGGACGATGAATTATATACATTTCTTTAGTGTCGAGATCCCCGAGTGGATGGCACAAAGTAACCAAGTGGCACAGACCGTCGGATTCAATACGGATCGTTATTGGCTATGGGTGACGGGCTCGATCGCGGAAATCTGCAAAAAATACAATGATAACGAGCTTGTCGTGAAACAATTCGGGCTCTTGTTTGAATGGCTCGAAGCTCAAGCGGAAGGAGTAAAAGCATGAAAGAAAAAACGTACTATGAAGTCATCGTTGAGATGGAAGGGAAGCAATACGACAAATTAGAAACTCAACTATCTCTCGGTACAACTTGCGTCGAGCTTATAAAACGAATCGAAGATAAAAAAGACGTATTCGGAGCGAGTAAATCGGTAACGGTCAATGGCAAAAAATACGACGTAAAAATCTTCGAGCGGAAAGAAGGCCAGATATGGAATTGATAAAGTATGACAGCGATCAACGGCAGCGATTCCCGAAAAATCTGATTCGGCTTAGAAAAGAGCGTGGATGGACAAGAAGCAAGCTCGCGCAAAAGCTCGGATGGTCGTATAACACGATCACAGCGTGGGAACGGGGCGAACGTATGCCGTACCAGTACGCAATCGAGGATATATGCGCAGTCTTCAACGTGACAGAAACCGAGCTCTTGGGATCGCCCGTAAAATTGCGAATGTTTGCCTATTATAAAAAGGGCAAGCTCACGGCCACGGGGACGTTACAAGAGATAGCGGATCAGACCAAGCAACGAGTGGATAGCTTGCGGAGCTTGCTTTCCAAGTCTAAAAATCCCAAGCCGGAATGGAAGACGTATCTCGTGGAGATCGAAAATGAAACGAGATATACAATCGAATTCACGCAGACGTTCACGATTGAGGAGATCGAACGCCACGGTTTAGCGTGGTTACGGCATAGCCCGCTCGCAGAAATTAAGGAGGTAGTCTAATGCTTGTTATTTTTAGAAATAATTTCGAGGAGCGCTTAATAAATACCGATGAAATAAGTGCAATTTGGCAAGATACAACTAATAGTACGCAACCATACTTTCGCGTTGAATATATTGGTGGTGGTGGTTTTGGTTTTAATTCCCTAGAATGGAATGGTTATTTCAGAGGCACACCAATGCTGAAAGATGTTGCGCTTGCGTTAATGGAATTTGAAGAAATGAATAAGGAGGTTAAGGGATGAATAAACAAGAATTGATTGAAGAGATAGAAGATTTAAAAGAGCTAGAAAAACTTTTTGGTAACAATCCTAATTATATCGAGATAGACACGGTAATTAGACTTATTTCCAAATTAGACGAACCGCAACCGCTTAAACTAAAAGACGTTATCAAACGTATTGAAGGTTTAAATCTTGGAACTCAAAAAGTATGGCTCGATGAAATTTTGAATGAGCTTGGAAGTGATTATGGATCTGTTAAATATAAGGATGGTTACGGACAAGGAAAGTTAGAGGGCGAATGGGTCGGTCAGCAGTTGAAAGACGCTGACAAAATTCGGCAAGAGTTAAATAAACCAGCAATACCGCAATTTGTTGCAGATTGGATCAAGTATTGCAAAAATACATTTTTTTCTAGCGCCCTTGTTCGTTCCCTAATAGTTGATGAAGTGGATTTTTACAATTACGCAAATCAAGAAGATTTTTCAAAACTAAAAAAATTTTTAGCAACTGGAAACAACCAAGAAATATTTGCCCGTGCGTGGCTCGATGGCTACACAATTAAAGAGGAGCGCTATTTGGTTAAGATGAAAGGATTGAGTGAATATACTAGCTATCTTAATTATGATTCAATTGATGATAAATGGCATTTCGCTGATGCTGAAAATGGCCCCGTTGTAGGAACACACCACACCCGGGAACAATTAGAGAAAGCCGGCTTCGGATGGGTGTTTGATTGTCCGGGTGTCGAAGTTAGGGAGGTAGAAGAATGAATAAAAAAGAACTGATAGAAAAAATAAATAATCTATCATATACCCTTACGTTTAATACACCACGTATAAACAGAGAAATTGTTATTGACCTAATCGAACAACTGGAAGAGGAAAAAGAAAAAGTCACGCTTCCCCGGTCGGTGGCGAACTGGATCTCTTGCGTGAGAGGACAAAATAAGACTTTACATTTTGCGCTAGAAAATGCACCCGAAGAAGTGAATTTGTGGTTTTGCGAAGATGAAAAAAATCGGCAAAATATTTTTGCCGACGCTTGGGTCAATGGCTATCATATTGAGAGACCGAAGCGGTATATTGTAAAAGTAAAAGGAATGGAAGAAGGTTACGATATCTTAAATTATCGCATAAGCGCAGATAAATGGTTTTTTAGCGGGAAATCTGAACCGTTAGATTATCGCACAAAACACACCCGCAAAGAGCTTGAAGAAGCTGGGTTTGGGGAAGTGTTTAACAGTCCGCTGTTTGAAGTCGAGGAGGCGGAAGAATGGTAAAGTTGAGAGCGTGGCACAAGACGTGGGAAGAAATGTGCAAAGTAAAACGGATACGATTTGATGATGAAGGAAATATAACTACTGTATTAGTTAAGGGTCAAGCGTTTGGAAGCAATGTTCATCTGGAAGAAATCGAACTCATGCAATCAACAAGACTCAAAGATAAAAATAACAAAGAGATCTTTGAGGGGGATATATTTACAAACGGTATAGATGTCATGAGCATGAAGAGGCATGACACACTAGGTTTTTATATAGATTTTAAAGGAAAAATTGAATTTCTAGCAGACGGTGCAGACTTAGAAGAGTTTGAAGAGGACACTAAAGAGATTGCTAATAGCATTAAAATTATTGGCAACATTTACGAAAATCCAGAACTTTTGGAGGTGGAAGAATGAAACCGAAAAGATATCCTTATAACGGAAAAATAAGAAAATGTGAAAAGATAATTTCCAAAGTTGGTTATATAAATGCTTCTAACATTAAAGCAAACAATTCTACCATCATGTTCAGGGATGGAAAGATCATCATTAAAGGCGAGAACGTTTGATTGATCGAAAAAAATTAAAAAGGAGAAAGCATGAATCTATTAGATACAATCTTCCTCGGATTCATTGGTGGTTGGCTCGGTGGCTTCGTTTGGGCTTTAGTCGTCGCGTTAAAGGGAAGGGGTAAAGAAAAATGAAACAGCATTTACTGGGGATCTTGAACATTGCAGCCCTCGTGATCGTGCTTGTCGTTTGTTGCGTCAATATGAATGCTCGGATTGTTACGCTAGAAGAACGAACGAAGGAATTACAACTCAAAGTCGAGGAGCATGAGCGCTCAATCGAGAAAAACAATGAACGGGACAAAATGCAAGATACTATAATAAATAAGCTAAACGCTGAATATAATTCGAAGGTGGCCCAAGAATTGCAAGAGGCTGCTGATCGAAACGGCGTGGGGGGATAATGTGAAAGTCTATATCGTGAGAAAGTATGACAAGCTGACGCGTTGGGATTGCAATCATTCAACGACATTCGAGGAATTCGAATTTGAAACAAAAGCCGAAGCGATGAAATTCCGCAACAGTCACAAGAGAGGCGTCTTCGACGTTTACGAGAAAGAAAAGTAAATAGCTACAAGCTAGAAAGGAGGGGAGCTTGAGAATTGAAACAAGATATGGATATCTGATCGACGCGCTTCGACGTTATCCGTTTGATAAAGAGATCAAAGAGCGAATCGAAGAGATCACTTTCCCGTATCAAAATTTTGACGAGAATTGGTTCATTAAGAGTAAGTCAGCGTCTAACACGCCGGAGGCTCTAAAAAACGTTATTCTCAAGGAAAACGATCCGGAGTTGATTCGACTCTATACGCTCGCAGAAGCCATCACAGAATACACGAGCGAGTGCGCTCCCTCGAGTTGGGAGGCAATCAAGGCGCTCTATGTGACACGATCGAAAAATGTCGAAGGGGTGGCGCTTGAGCTCTTTATGTCAAAGAATTCAGTCTATCGGAATATCATTAAACCGTTTTTCGAGGGACTAGAAAAGAAATATACAAGTATTTTTCTAAAAAGGGCCTAAAATTTGGGAAAAGTGTCGAAAAAAAGGTGGTAAAATTGTATTATCGGAAGATTGAAGGAAACGACGATCTTCATCGCGGACGACAGGCGTTTCATTTTGAAAAATACCAAAAACACCAGTAAGCATTTTTTCGTGGGTCTCCTAACTTTTATTTTCAAGGCGGTTCGATTCCGCCCGTCCGCTTCGACAAGGTTTTACCTTCATTTCACCTTGTCTAACCTTTCCATTCTTCAAAAGCAGTCCTTATTACTCCGGGACTGTTTTTGTTTTCCCAAAATAACCGATGAAAGGGGGTGCGTTGTGATGGGATGACGGAAAAACAACAGAAATTTGCTGATGAATATATCATTTCGCTTAATGCTACACAAGCGTATAAAAAGGCTTATCCAAGCGTTAAGAAGGACGCGACAGCAAGAGTGTGCGCAAGCCAACTCCTAACAAATCCTAATGTAAAAGCCTATATAGACGAACGACTTGAGAAATTGAAGTCGGAACGCGTCGCAGATCAACAAGAGGTCCTTGAATTCCTTACGTCCGTTATGCGTGGCGAAGTGACCGAGCCCCTTTTGGTATTGGATGGTGAAGGGACTCAAAAAGTCGTGAACGCTGTCCCGAACGTATCAACGCGACGAAGTGCAGCGGTTGATCTTGGGAAACGATTCGGACTATTTGTTGACAAGCAAGAGATCACTCAACGGACAATCGAAATAAAAGTTGGTGAGTGGGATGACGACGACAATTAAACCACGGATCAAGATCGAATTCAACTATCCGAGCCGTATCTTCAACAAGCATATCTACGACAAGCTGACAGACTACGATACCTTTACCGAGGTGCATTATGGCGGTGCTTCTAGTGGTAAAAGTCACGGGGTGATCCAGAAGGTCGTATTCAAGGCGTGTCAAGATTGGAAGTATCCACGGAAGGTCTTATTCCTTCGTAAAGTTGGGGCGACGGTGTACGACTCTATATTCGAGGACGTGAAGCAATGTCTCGATACTTGGAAGTTGCTCGACAAGTGCAAAGTCAATAATTCAGCATATCGGATCGAGCTCCCGAACGGGGCTCAATTTATTTTTAAGGGACTAGACAATCCGGAGAAAATCAAGTCCATCAAGGGCATTTCTGACGTGGTGATGGAAGAGGCCTCGGAATTCACGCTTGACGATTATACACAGTTGACGTTACGGTTACGGGATAAGAAACACAAGAAGAGACAAATCTTTCTAATGTTTAACCCGGTGTCAAAAGTCAATTGGGTATATAATGCGTTTTTTATCAAGACGCCAAAAAATACAGTCGTCTATCAGACAACATACAAGGATAATCGTTTTCTTGACGATATTACAAGAGAGAATATTGAGGAGCTAGCAAGCCGAAACGAGGCTTATTATAAAATATACGCTTTAGGTGAATTCGCAACGCTTGATAAACTCGTTTTTCCAAAGTACGAGAAGCGTCTTCTCAACCCGTCCGAGTGGGATCACTTGCCGGCCTATTTTGGTTTAGACTATGGATTCATCAACGATCCGAGCGCGTTTTTACACGTTCGAATAGACGATCAGAATCGCAAGCTATACGTCGTTGAGGAATACGTCCGAAAAGGACTGACAAACGACAAGATCGCAGAGGCTATCAAGTCCCTCGGGTATGCGAAAGAGCCGATCCGAGCCGATTCGGCGGAAAAGAAATCGAATCAAGAACTCCGGAATTCGGGAATCCCTCGAGTTATCGACGTACAGAAAGGACCGGGATCAGTTATGCAAGGAATACAATATCTTCTACAATACGACTGGGTGGTTGACGAGCGTTGCGTGAAGTTGATCGAGGAGCTTGAGAATTATACATGGAAGAAAGACAAGAAAACAAATGAATACATAAACGAGCCCGTCGATTCATACAACCATTGTATCGACGCGATTCGGTACGCGTTACAAGATCGTATCTTACAAAGTAAGTCAGTACAAGAACGAATGAAGAACGCGTCATATTACTTCGGGAGGTAAAATTGGTTACTAATTTTTTAAAAGGGACACGCTTCGGAGAACGTGCGAACGATCATTTTTTTATGATGACAGAAGACTTCGCAGTCATTGATTATGCGTCGAGCGTATGGATCGAGCAATTGAAGCGATACGTCAATCGGCACAAGAAAGAGCAATTGCCACGCTTGCAAGAGCTCAAACGTTATTACAAGGGCGATAACAATATTAAGTATCGACCAGACAAGGAAGACTCAACAGCGGCAGACAATCGTATCTCGAGCGATTTTGCAAAATATATCACCATGTTCGAGCAAGGCTATATGTTGGGGAATCCGGTAGAGTATAAGAATGAAGACGACGTGGTGCTTGAGAATATCAAGGTCTTTTCTGCTAAAAATAATGAGAAGAAGCACAACTCGTCGATCAAGAAGGATCTTTGCGTTTATGGTCGGGCTTATGAGCTTTTAACTGTTACGGAGCGCGATCGTGTCGCTTGGGTGAAGCTGTACAAGTTGAGCCCGGAGCAAACTTTCGTCATTTACGATGACACTTACGAGCAGAATTCGCTGATGGGTGTCAATTATTACGACGTTGATTATGGAGACGCAAAATGGAAGACAATCATCAAGGTATATACAGCCGATCGTGTCTATACTTACGAGTGGAGCTCACAGAAGAGCGATGGGATGAAGCTCAAAGACGAGCAAGAGCATTTCTTCCACGGCGTACCAGTCAACGAGTACAGCAACAACGAAGAGCGCCTCGGATCGTATGAGTCAGTATTGGACAATATAGACGCCTACGACTTGTCACAGTCAGAGCTTGCTAACTTCCAACAAAACAGCAACGACGCGATCTTGCTGATTAAGGGCAACCCGTACACAGGAGCGGACGAGAAGGACTTCTTCGACGATGGACGAATCAATCCAAACGGTCGTCTTGGGGTGTCTATGGCGTACAAGCGCGCTCAAGTGCTTATTTTGGACGACAATCCGAATCCGGGAGGGTCAGCGCCAGACGCAAGCTATCTCGTTAAACAATACGACAGCGCGGGAGCGGAGGCGTATAAAGAACGTCTAGTGAATGATATCTTGCGATTTACATTCACACCGGACACTATGGACAGCAACTTCGGAGGCGTTCAATCGGGCGAGTCCATGAAATATAAATTGATGGCTGCTGATAACTATCGCGAGCAACAACAAGATCTCTTTGAAGCTGGGCTTATGCGACGTTTGCGTCTAGCGGTGAATATTTGGAAGATTCAAGGGAACGAAAGCACGGCTTACGAGCTTATCAATGAGACCGCGATCGTATTCCGCCCGAATATTCCGCAAAACGAAAAAGAGATTGTCGAAATGGTCCGCACGCTGTATGGGATCGTGAGCGAGCAAACGATCTTCGAGATCTTGAATCAAGTAACGGGAATCGACGCAGAAGTTGAGCTTGAGCGTTTGAAGGATGAAGCGAAAGAACAACTCGAAGTCTTGCCACGTTTCGAAAAGCAAGATCAAGAAGACGGAGAGGTGACAGATGACGAACAAATTGAAGAATCTGAAAATCCTCGAGGATCATGATCGATATTGGACAGACCGAGCCCGTGAGATCTTCGAATACGTTGACCGAAAGGATATCAATTTCTTTGCTGAAATGGAAAAGATCTATCGTGAGCAATCCGTAAGTCTTCAAAAGTCAGTATTTGATTTTTATACACGCTTCGCGGAAGACCACGAGATCAGCTATCAAGACGCAATGAAGCGCCTTCGAGGCGAGGACTTGAGCGATTATGCGGAGAACGCCCGACGGTATCGAGAGCAAGCGGAGAAAGATCCCGAGCTCTTGCGACGGTTAAATGAGCAATACGCGTCAGCTCGGGCAGTACGTCTCCAAGTGCTCAATTCAGAGGCCGTCTATCGCGCCGGTGTACTAGCCGGGGCGTTGCATAAGAGCTTCGAAAAATATCTCTATGACGTGGCAGAATACGCCTATCGTAAGTCAGTCGGTGGACGTGCGGGTGCAATCAACCGGCCGGCGTTTGAAGAAGTTATCAAGACGCCATTCAACGGTCGAAATTATTCCGCGCAACTTTGGGGAAATACGGACAGCCTCGCAGATAGTCTTAAAAAGGTATTCCGTCAAGGCTTTATCCGTGGGGATAGCCCGCAAGAAATGGCCCGTGAAATTCGAAAAGAATTCAACGTGGCACGGTCCAGAGCAGAAACATTGATTCGGACAGACGCAACGGCCGTCGTCAATCGTGCGACGATCAAGCGATACAAGCGCGAAGGCTTGAAATACTATCGGATCTTGGTCGTGCTAGACGATCGGACGACTCAAATTTGCCGGAATATCGCGCAAGAGGACAAACTCTATAAACTAGAGGACGCGGAGGTCGGAGTCACGATTCCGCCTTTTCATTATAATTGCCGTTCGACGATTATGCCGGACGCGGGAGAAATAGGAGAGGAGGACGAATGATAAATATTTGGGATATTGTTTCGTTTGTCGCGGGCATGATCTGTCTTGCTATCTTGGTATTGGTGGGGTGGTCCATCATTGCCGGATTGATCGACGGAATCGTAACCGCGATAAAGAAACACACAAAATAGATCGGAGGTGATCCGGTATCTTGACGAGCGGGAATAGACCGCTATAAATCACTATAAACTACTATAAACTACTATAAACCGTTTCGAATTCGAGGCGGTTTTATTTTTGTCCAAACTGTACCGATGACAATAAAAGCTGTACTGTTTCGTCGCCGGACGTAAAGCGAGAATATCGAGTGATGGCGTAACCATCGGAGGAAACAAAAATGTCAGAAAATACACAAGCAACCGTCGAGACCGAAGCAGTTGAGAAAGACGTCGCTCAAGAAGAACAAGTCGAGACCAAGCAAGAGAAGTCAGAGCGTACCTTCACACGCGCCGAATTTGGGAAGGCAGTAGCAGCGGAGATCGCAAAAGCTCGCGCAAGTTGGGAAGCGGAACAAGCCGAAGCCCTTGAGCTTGCAAAAAGCGAAGGCGAACGCCTCGCGAAGCTAACCAAGGACGAACGCGCCAAAGAAGAGGAAGCGAAACGAATCAAGGCTATTGAAGAACGCGAGAAAGCAATCGCAGAACGAGAAATGAAAATGGCAACGATGGCGTTGCTAGTGGAAGAAGGCCTTCCGCAAGAATTCCTCGGGCACGTTCTCGCTCCAACAGCCGAAGAGGTAAAAGCGAAAATTTCTGACTTGCGAAATGTTTTTGACAAAGAGGTTGAAAAACGCGTCAATGAACGCTTAGTACAGAGCGCGCCTCGTCGTGGGGCTATCAACGGACTCACAAAAGAGGATATCATGGAGATTGAAAATGACGACGAGCGTCAACGCGCAATCGCAGAAAATATTCAATTATTCAGAAAGGGCTAGAATATGGCAGAAGCAAAACTTACAACAATGGCGAATCTGGGCGAAATTAAGTCCATTGATTTTGTCAACAAATTTTCAAAAAACATCAACGATCTTTTGACACTTCTCGGTGTCACACGTCGTCAAGAATTGACAAGCGATCTCAAGATCCAAACTTACAAATGGACCGCGGACGTAAACGCAACTAATCCGGCAGAGGGTGAAGACATTCCACTTTCTCAAATGGTTCGTGCAAAAGCGCAAGCATACGAAGTCGCTTGGTTCAAGAAACGTCGTTCCGTATCAGCAGAAGCAATCGCTCGCCACGGTGCGTCAGTAGCGATCACAGAAGCAGATACTCGCCTTATGCGCGAGATCCAAAACGGAATCAAAGAGCAATTCTTTACATTCTTGAAAGCAAACCCGACTAAAAACAAAGGCAAAGGCTTGCAAGGTGCACTTGCTCAAGCATGGGCAAAAATCGCAACTTTCAACGAATTCGAAGGCTCTCCAATCGTTACTTTTGTAAACCCGGTTGACGCTGCTGAATACCTTGGAAATGCTGGCGTAGGTGCTAACGCTTCTAACGTCTTCGGTATGACTCTACTCAAAAACTTCTTGGGTATGCAAAACGTCATCGTAATGAACGGTGTACCAGAAGGCAAGATCTACACAACAGCAGTTGAAAATCTTGTTTTTGCAAACTTGAACGTTGCGACTGGTGATCTTGGCGGATTGTTTGCGGACTTCACAGACGAAACCGGGCTTATTGCAGTAGCTCGTGACCGTGCATTGAAGAATCTTACATTCGAGTCTGTATTCTTCGGAGCAAACGTTCTTTTTGCTGAAATTCCGGAAGGCGTCGTTGAGACAACAATCGAAAAACCGGCAGTAGTAGCAGCCTAATTAGGAGGTGAACGATGACAGCTATTGAGCTAGAAAGAGCAACGGAAGAGATTCGCTTGCTGAAAGGAATTCCAAAGAGCGATCAGGAACAAGACGATTTATTGGCCCTAATAGTACGGGATAGCTTCGAGCGTATGATCGCTTACGTCAACCGATTTTCTGATTCTCCGCTTGAGGAATTGCCCGAAACGGTGGCATATATCCTTCGAGACGTGGCTGTCAGTCGATTCAACCGCCTAAACTCGGAAGGCGCAACCGCTGACAGCGAAGAAGGCCGGAGTTTTACTTGGGAGGATGGCTATCTAACAGATGATAATAAGGCCGTACTCGAAGGCCTCGCGGTGAAACATCGCGCCCGTGGGATCGCTAGATTCATTTAAGGGGGCGCGTGTATGATCTATAATGACCGCGTAACCTTGATTTTCGAGAAACGCCCAACGGACGAGTTTTTGGACAAGGTGGAGAAGAAAAAGAGCTTCCCCGTGCCTTGTATGCGCAATGCCATGTCCAACTATGAAATGATGGGCCTCTTTGGAAAGTACGACTTTGACGCGTTCAAATTGCACTTGCAAGGTGTCCATCGGGACTTTTCCGAAGTCATTTACAAGGGCAAGAAAATGAAAATCAAGGGCAAAAGATATCATCATAATAGTACGGTGATTTACTTATGAGTTTTTCATATAAAGTCAAGGGGCTAGATAAGTTCATCCGACGCGTCCAGAATAAGCCAAAACAAGCGAGGCGAGCCGTAAGTGCTGAATTGCACAGATCGGCCTTGCGAGTCGAACGAAAAGCCAAAATAAAAGCAGCAGTCGATACCGGATTTATGCGAAACGGGATCTTTGTCGCTCGGGTGGGTATGTTACGGTACAAGGTAACGTCCCCGGCCGGGTATTCGGTCTATGTCGAGCTCGGAACGCGTAAGATGAAGGCCCAACCATTCCTCGGTCCGGCCGTCAAAGAAGAAAGCGAAGTTCTTTTCAAAAATCTTCGCAAAATGTTTAGGAGGTGATCCATGGAATTTGAAGCACCTTCGATCAAGACACTCGCGGAATTGCGCGAGAAATTGAAGCCGTTGAATATTCCGATCTATTTCAACCTTCCAGATTCAAACGTCCTCGAGCCGTTTTTGGTGATCGGGCAAACGAGCTCGGACACCTCGAAAACGGCCCAGACGGGGCTTATAATCGAGGATTTAAGCGTCCAGATAGATATCTTCTTACCGGATGACGAAAGTCGCGGAGGAGTCGAGAGAGTGCGTTCAGAAGCGATCAGGCGAATCGGTCGGAATAATCGGATGGCGTCAACCGTCTTGAAAGATGACTCAATAGGCCGGGAGGTCTATCATATCGTTATTAATTTAACAGAAATTATATTTTAAAAAGGAGCACTTATAAATGGGTGAAGCAGAAGACAAAGCAAAAATTAAAATTACGATCGCGAAGCCGGTCGTAGGTAAAAAAGTATTTTACTTTATTCAATCAATCCACGCAGAAAAGGGCACGGGAGCAATGCTTCCGGCTTACCGTAAAGATGGTTCTACGACCATGGGTGGTGAGTACATTGACGAACAAACACAACAAGGGCGCTTGCTTGAAAAAGCAACCGACGAGCACTCTATCGAGCTGTCTCAATATTTCGCGCCTAAAGATCCATCAGTTAAAGTCATTATTGACGCGCAGAAAACAGGTGAATCTGTAAAAATCTGGCGCGTTGTTGTTGACGAAAGCGTGAAAGAAACATCAACCGGCAAGGATACATATCCGGCACAATTTGGATATGGTAAGATCACAGATGACATCGAATTCGACGACGCAGTAGACGGCTTCGTTGAATTGAGTTATACCGTGGGTATTGTTGGTCGTCTTCGTGATGGCAAGTTCCCGTTGTCAACAGAAGAAATTGCAATGTTGAACGACGTTTACGAATACCAAAATCCGGGCGAAACTACCGGCGATTACAACAACATCACACACTAATTTTTCAAGCAAGAGGGCCTCGAAAGCCCTTTTGCTTTTATTTTTTTATAAAAAAGGAGTTTACAAATGGAATTTACAGTCGGAAGCCGTACAATCGAGATCAAGTTTGATTATATGCTTATGTTCAAAGTCAACAAAGAGCTCTCCACTCGTGACGATAACGGCAAACCAAATGAGGACGGCGTGGGTGCTTTATTCCTTCGCGTTGTTGAGCGTAACGATTCTGCTCTAGTGGATCTTATCAAGCTATGCGCTTCGAAGAAAGCGAAAGCTGTATCAGACGAGGAAGCATTGAGCGCGATCGCTCTCAAGTTGGAAGAAATGGACGCTACGAATACCGAGCCGATTTTTAAAGCTATCGAAGAAGAAATGGTGGATTCGGGTTTTTTCAACGAAAAAGTTTCGAAGTATATCGAGAAGCTCGAGTTGGCCTTGAAATACTTGAAAGCGAAGTCCGAGACAGCGGAAGACCAAGCGACAGCCCAATTCCAGATCGAGCAAACGGAAGCACAAATTGGAAGAATGAAGAGCGCACTGTCTTAATTGAATGCGCTCGCTTGGGATTGACTGATACAAGGATAATCTATTCATGCACGAAAAGAGAGCTCGACGCAATCCGCGAAGGGCTTTACTATCGCGCAATCGAAGAGCGAGAAAATCTTGTTGAGCTCGCCTTTAATCTTCGCTATACGCTCAATGCGAAAAAAGCGGAGATCAGCAAGTTAAGCAAGAAAAAGGATCGGGACAAGATCAAACGCTTGTTTGATCCACAGAAAGAAAAACAAATTGAAAACAGAAAGGACTTGATCGCGAAAATCGAGAGATTGAACGAGCATTTCCAAAACAGAAAATAATATAAAGGAGGTGGAGCGATGGCATTTGATGGATCAATTACGGCCCTAATTGGTGCGGATCTGACAGAATACGATAAGGCTATGGCCGAAGTCGTAAGCGCGACGAAGAAGGCGTTCGAATCAGCGGCGCAATCAGCGTCAAAAAGCGCGAATCAGATGATCCGCGAAGTCGGTGAGCTTATGAATCGACTAGCAAAAAGCAACCAATCATCGGGCTCGAAAATTGCCCAAGGCCTAACCGGTGGCGTTAAAATTGCAATCGGTGAGCTTCAACGTATCGCTTCGAATATCGGCGCAAAATTGCCCGACCCGATTCGAAAAGGCTTCATTCGCTTATCTAACGAAGTAAGAAGCGTATTCGGTGCAATGAAAGGCGATCTCACATCTTTCAGTTCAAAAGTTAATTCAGGGTTAAAAAAAGCGTTTAGCTTCGATATTTCAAAAGCTATACAATCACCAAAGAGCGCGTTCGCGGAGTTGGCGAATAGTGTCGATTCCATGGCACAGCGTATCAGCTCAAAAGCACACTCTATCGGTACAGTTTTCGCGAATTCAGCGAAGAATATGAGCGGACCATATAAGACAGCGTTTGACGGCATTTCGAGCTATCTTGCGAGCTTCGAAGCGAAAGTTCAAGGTATCTCGGGACGAATCACAAGCGCTCTCGGGCAGAAAGTTCTCAACCCGATCAATTCGTCATGGTCTAGTATGTTTTCCAACTTGACAAGCAAGGCGAACAGCTTCGCGGATCGAGTGCGGAATTCCTTCGGTGGACGGGTGCTTTCATCCGTCAACAACCTCGCTAGTAACGTAAGCGGTAAGCTCGGGAACGCGTTCCAGACGGCCGGACAGAAGGCAGTCGGAGCGTTGACGGGTATCGTGAGCCATACGGACAGAGCGGCGAGCGCGTCAACTAACTTGCTGAAACAAGTCCTCGGAGTGGCTGCTGCTTATAAAGCGTTTGACCTTGCAAAGCAAGCTATCAAGAGCACAGTTTCGAAAGCTGCTGAATTCGAGAGTAAAATGAGTAACATCAAGGCGGTTACTGGTGAGAGCGCGGAAACGATGAAGAAATTCAACGACGCCGCTATTAAAGCCGGAGCAGATACAGCCTTTAGCGCCGCTGACGCCGCTGACGCAATCGGCGAGCTTGCAAAAGCCGGGGTATCAACGAAGGATATCTTAAACGGTGGACTTACCGCGTCCCTAAACCTTGCAACAGCGGGCGAGCTTGACCTTAAAGAAGCTGCTGAAATTACGTCAACGGCATTGAACGCCTTCCGTCGTGATGGCATGACGGCTACACAAGCGGCAAACCAACTCGCGGGAGCTGCTAACGCGTCAGCAACAGACGTCCACGAATTGAAATATGGTCTTTCTATGGTCGCTCCGGTAGCGTCTGGGCTTGGTCTATCATTCCGTGATACCACGAACGCCCTCGCAGTCTTCGCTCAAAACGGGCTCAAGGGATCAGACGCCGGAACGTCACTTAAAACAATGTTGATGAATCTTCAACCTCAAACAGAGAAACAAATGAACCTCATGAGAGAGTTAGGAATCATCACAGAAGACGGTTCAAACCAATTCTTCACAGCAGAAGGCAAGATCAAGTCATTCGCCGAAATTTCTCAAGTTTTGAAAGATAAACTCGGGGGATTGAGCGACGCTGAAAAACAAATGGCCCTTAAAACAATGTTCGGTACGGACGCGGTTCGTGCTGCAACTATCGCGATGAACGAGGGAGCAGATGGCGCGAATAAAATGCAAGAAGCCATCGACAAAGTGAGCGCTGCTCAAGTTGCTGCTGAAAAGCTCAACAACTTAAAAGGGGCAGTCGAAGCCTTGAGTGGGTCGTGGGAAACGCTCCAAATTAAGATCGGGACGGCAGTCTTACCGGTTCTAACGACGCTCGTCAAATGGATTGATAAGCTGGTCGATAAGTTATCCAACTCTCAAGGCCTTCAAAACTTTTTAGACGCTTTAAACTCATTGAATCCGGCTCTCAATCAGCTTTTGAACGGTACAAAAATGACCGACGAGCAAGCCCAAAAATTTAAGGGCACAATGGAAAAAGTCAAACCAGTAGTCACGGGGCTAGTGGGCGCGTTTGCGTTCGGTCCGGCCGTTCGTGGTTTAACTTCGCTAACTGGTGTCATGGGAATAGTCGCAAGGAAGACAATGGGCCTCGGATCGATCGCGTCAAGTATATTTAGTTCATTCGGGGGCGTAATTACTGGTTTTACAAGCAAAATTGCCGGTATTCCGGGAGTTCTTGGTGGGGCTGCTTCGCAAGGTATGTCCATTTTAAGCATGATGACAAGCGGGATCGCGTCCGTGATGGGAATCGCCCTCGCGTCGATCGGCCCGGCTGCTATCTTGGGTCTAGTCCTCGCTGGCCTTGGTCTGATTAACCAACAATTTGGGAAACAGATCGATCAGTTACTTCAAACAGTAACGACCAAAGGACCACAGATCATTCAAGAGCTCGTAAGTGGCATTACTAGTCAATTACCAAGTCTTATCGCTTCGGGTGCTGATCTAGTCGCTAAACTAGCGCAAGGATTCGCGACAATGTTTCCAGTTATCGTTGACGCGGGAATCCAACTTATTGCAAGCCTTGTCCAAGGCGTGGGCCAAAATGCGGGATCGCTTATTTCGTCAGCAATAACTGTCATCGGATCATTCGTTGATACATTGCTTCAAGCATTACCACGATTGCTCTCAATCGGGATGGAATTACTCGTGAATATCACGAACGGAATTCTCCAAAACTTACCGCAATTATTGACGACAGCGCAACAGATTGCTACAAACTTCATCACGAGCTTACAAGCAAACTTCCCTTCTATCCTTGAACAAGGGATTCAAATTTTGATGAATGTCGTAAATGGTATTGTCCAAGCGTTGCCAACGATCATCCAAATTGCAACGCAAGTCATTGTCGGATTTATTCAGACGATCCTTGCCAACTTACCGGCTATCTTACAAGGCGGTATTCAGTTGATCGTGACGCTCGTACAAGGGCTTATCAACGCGTTACCACAGATTGCTCAATCTGGTATGCAGATTATTGGTCAGCTTATCATGGGACTTGCTCAAGCCTTGCCACAACTAGCCATGGCCGGCGTCCAATTAGTTGTCCAACTCGCAACGTCTATCATAACCGGATTGCCTAAAATTGTTGGCGCTGCTTGGGATATTATCAAAGGATTCGGTGGAGCATTGCTCGAATTCATTCCAAACGCTCTCAAGGGTGTTGCGGACGCGATCGGAAACTTCTTCGGTGGTATCTGGGACTGGATCACCGGCAAGTCCGAAGAAGGCGGGGCGAAGGTCGAAGCGACGATCGGCGCAACAGCGGATCATATTTCGAATAAGAGCTCGGAAACGACCGCGAAAGTAAGCTCGGACGCAACGACCGCGAATACTAACGTCAGCACGAATTACCAACAAATGCAAGCGAACGTCAGCACGTCAACGAATACGATGACCGCGGACGTATCGAATAACATGATGAACCTTGCGAATAGCACGATGACGACCACGACGACTATGCAGCAAGGCGTGTCAACGAATTTCGGTATGATGAATACCGACGGCACAATGAACATGCAACAACTCGCCATGAATACCGATACGTCATTCGCCCAAATGAACGCAAACGCGACGACTCAAACGGGCCAAATGAACACGGGCGTGGTAAGCAATATCAGCGAGTTAAACGCTAACGCAAGCTATCAGATGGATCAGCTCCTTAATAACGCCAACGCGAGCACAGCGGGCGTGAATACGGCAGCTAACACGAACGCTCAACTTGCAAACTCGGGAGTCGTGAGCAACTTCCAACAAATGCAAGCGGGAGCGACGAGCGCTACAAACACAATGGCAAGCAACGCACAAGCTGACTTTGCCAAAGTGACACAGCAAGCGCAACAATCAAGCGCACAACTATCGCAAGCAGTCACCAACAATTACAACCAAATGAAGACGGCCGTCACCAACTCAATGAATGCGACGGCTCAAGCGGTACAAGCTGGACTTACGAAGATCTCGCAAGCGACGTCGCAAGCTGGCAAGCAATTAGTGACAGCCTTTACGCAATCGTTTAGAGGCGTGTCGGACGCTGCAAAACAAGGAATGAACGCGGTCGTTTCTTCTATGAGCTCTGGTCTCAATAAGGCCGTGAGCCTTGCACAATCGGCCGGATCGAGCATTGTTTCGACGTTTAGTCAATTGGGAGGATCGCTTTCAGCGGTCGGTGTAAATGCCGGCTATGGTTTGTATAACGGTCTAGCTTCGACAGCCGGGGCGTTGTATTCACTAGCATATAGCATTGCTTCAAGCATTGCTTCGATTATGCGTTCTGCTCTTGATATCCACTCACCATCACGAGTGATGAAAAAAATCGGTGGATTCACGGGTGAAGGTATGTACCTCGGTATGCGTGACTGGGTATCGGATATCAATGATATGGCTCGTCAGTATGCCCAAGCGATTACGGAGCAAGATTATCAGACTAATAGCACGATGACGACAAGCGCGAGCGTGACAAGCTCGGGAGTTCGTTCATCACTCGAAGACTTGAGCGAAGAAGTGAAAAACTCACAACTCGCAGATCAAAAATTCGAAGTACACAACGAGATTGTCGGAGACAAGATCTATACAACCGTCAAAGAGAAAGACGCCCGAAAAAAGGCGTTAGATGAATATTTTGCGTAAGGGGTGAAACATGGACTTATTGATTGAAAAAGACGGCCAATTTCGGAGACTTTCCCAGCTTGGCCTATATAATATCGCGGTCGATGATTCGTCCCCGACCGTGGATATCTCAACGCGTACCGTAAAAGGACGCAATGGCCGGATCTTTGATGGCCTAACTTATAACGAAAAAGTTATTGAAGTAAGAGCGAGGCTTTCCGTCCCAACGATGGAAGCCTTTTTTGATAAAAAAGATGAATTGACTCGGTACATTCTGGGAGAGGACAGCTTCTATATCACCAAAATGTACCCGCAAAATAACGAATTATACGAATTCGAGACAGCGGGCCAAACCACGGGAGAGCTTGAGATTGCGAATATTCAACACAACCAATGGCGGTATCGTTACAAGGTGGCCGGAAGCGAACGGATCAATTATGAATTTGTCGGTAAGTCATCCGCGGGATTGAAATATAATATTTCATTCTCGTTCGTGACGGTGGAACTTCCTTTTGGTGAGACCGTGCCAAAGGATCTCGCGCTATCAACGAATACGTTTGATTATGCGGGGACGGCACAATTGAGCCAACTCGAAGTCCCGTTTGTCGTGGAGCTAACCGCGAACGCTGACAATACTGATTTTTTCGTGGAGATAGACGGCCGTCGGTTTACTTACCGACACGCAGAAACGCCGATCCGATCCGGGCAGAAGCTACTCTTGCGTGGGATTGAAACGGTGCTAGTGGCCGGGACAAATGAGACAAACGTCAACAACCGGACCAATTTTGAATATTTCGTTATTCGTCCGAAATTCAATAAAAAAATTCCATGGTTTACGAATTTTAGAGGCACGATCAAGATCCTCGGATTCAAGGAATTATACAAGTAGGAAGGAGGGGAATCATTGCTTACTTTTTACGATGAAAAAGGTAACGGGTACGGTGCGCAAGTCGAATTCACCACTAAAAACGCGGTGAACGGCGAGCGTTCCGTGTCCGGGACCATTCTTTCAAACGACAAAGTATTGTCTAAAATTGATCGAGGCTGGTCGTTCGACTGGGACGGTGAAACGTATAAGATCATTTATGCGAAGCCCAAAGACGAAGGACGGAGCTTGTCCGTGTCATTCGACGCAGTCCATCAATTCTTCTACGATTTCGATCATTCCAATTGCTATCAACTCTTCAACGGCTCGAATCGCTTCGAAGTCTATATCGAGGCCATTTTTAAAAATAGCGGTTATCGTTACGTCATCGAAGCCCAAGCGAACGCCATCCGGAAAGAGAATTTCGGGAACGCGAAACGTCTATCTATGTTTAAAGACGTTATCAAGGCGGCGGGGCTCGAATTCTCGGTGACTGGGAAAGTCGTCCGGATCGTGAAAAAGGTCGGGACGGATCTCTCGACCGTGGTCCGGAAAAATTTCAACATGAACGAGCTCACACTCGAGAAGAATATCGGAGCTTTCATCACTTACAAAAAGGGCCTTGGGGCTTGGAAGAATGAAGAAAATCATGACGCGGGACGGTATGAAACAGAATATGAAAGCCCGCTTGCTCGGATCTATGGCCGTATCGAAGGCGAGCCGATCAGCGATGAGCGGTACAAAGATACTGGTAAGTTGCTCGAACGCCTAAAGCATGACGTTGACAATTCATACTCTATTTCAGTTCAGCTCGAAATGGAAGACTTAACTCGCGCCGGGTATAAGTACACACAGCCACGAGCGGGCGACTATATCATGGCTATTAATGAGACGATCGGATTCCGTGAGAAGATCCGTATCGTGTCTTACGAGAGCTCTTACGACGTGACGGGCCGGTTGATAAAACATAAAGTCACTTGTAACGATATCGGCACGGTACAGAAAGCGATCACGTCGGAAGGTTCGATCATGCGAAGCGTGGGCCAAAGTAAGGAATACGCGGAAAGCGCCCTTGCTATCGCGACACAAGCACTTGTCAGCGCGGACGGCAAGACCACGACTTATTACGGAGCGGAGAAGCCTCGGGATCAACCACGGGGCACGCTTCATCGTGGAGATCTGTTATATCTGACGGTCGGAGAAGAGACCGAGCTGTACTTTTGGAACGGGTCAGAGTGGGAACTTAAACATCTAAAATTTGACAGTTCCAAGCTCGAAAAAATGTTTACAGATTCCAAGGTTTCGACTGACCGTGCCATCTCAGAAGCGAACAAGCGGGCAGAAGAAGCCCTCAAGAAAGCCGGAACGTTGCCGGATACGAGCAAATTATCCGACCAAATAAAGCAACAAATCCTTTCTAGCCAAGATTTGACTCAAAAGGTCAGCGAGACGCTCAATCAGACTGACAGTGGGACAATCTATAATAAGATTTACCAAAATATCAGTCAAGAGTTTACAAGCAAACAGGACGGCGAGTATCTGATTAAGCGTTTAGGCCAAGCCAATAAAGACTTGGATGATATCACTGGTAAAATCTCAAAACAGACCGTCGAATTTCAAAAGCTGACCGAAAGCAACAAGCTATATGAACGCATTATCGGCACAAGCGAAACAGGCGCGCCGGATAAGTTATCACGGCTTGTTATGTCTAGTGAGATTTTCCGGACAGAAGTAGGCAAGTATGTCACGGATGATAATAACTTAATTGTTAATTCAGAGACAATGGATAAGAATACGCTTGTTAATCCAAAACAAGGTATTGATATTTCTGTAAACGATGGAGTATTCACCATCAAGGCACAAGGGTTAACATCTTATAACTGGTCAGGTTTCACGCTTCCGATTTATGTCCGAAAAATCTATAAAGGTGAAACGTATTCCCTCGGCTTTAAGTACCGCATCCGTGGAACACTGGATAATGATTTCAACGTCATTATTAAAAACCACGTCTTGAATCGTGCAGCGTTCACAGCAACAGCTGGAACATCAAACACTCCTGCCTCTGATGACTGGAAAGAATTTCAAGGGACGTTCTACATGTCATCTGACTTTGAATTTGGAAATCATACAAATTTTCCGTTCTACGCATATATTTCAAGAAATGGTTGGGTAGAAATTAAGGAAATTATCCTTGTTCGTGGGTCAAACACTGGCCCTTACAAGCCTAGCCAATTTGACGATGCCTATCGTTCAGTCGAAGCTACACGGACGCAAGTGACACAACTTGCGGGTTCGTGGTCAGTCAAAAATCTAAATAGCAATGGCGATGTGCTCAACTCAATCAACTTGCTTGCGAATGGCACGAACCGAATAGACGGACGTTTAACACATATCACGGGGCAGACCAAGATTGATAATGCGGTGATTAAGGACGGTATGATTGCCAGCTTGACCGCTGATAAAATCATGGGTGGAACGATTGACGCAAGCCAAGTTAATGTAATCAACATCAATGCTAGCAATGTAAACGCTGGGGTGTTGCAAGGTCTAGTATTTAGAGGTGGACGCATCGAGTCACTGGACGGTACGCTTGCGATGGATTTAAATAACAAAAAAATCAGATTAAATGGCGATAATGTTGGCATTGTCCGTGAATTTAATGGGTATCCTACTCAATTTATTCGCTACGAAGCTAACAAAGAAGGTGGTCAAAACGTGTCCAGAACCATCATTGGTAGCAATCGAGATGGTAGCGAAAATTGGCGAAGCGTATCATTCTCTGGCTTAGTAGTCGAGAATTTTCGTGGAAATGGCGTAGATCGACTATATATGTACGGAGATGAAAGTAGATTTAGGCACGCTTCGAGCGAAGAAGGCTGGAATTTAAACGCAGTAACTCAAACCTTCTCTCCAGCCACTTGGGGGAAAAGCTCCTCCGTTTGGGCAAGGCATATTGTTGTGCCTAAAAAAACAAAATCAGATACAGACACCCCAACCGAATTCATCAGAATAGAGGAGAGCGTTGCAGCATTGTGGAGACTTTGGGCGCATGCCGAGGGACAAGTCACTATGTCTACTGCAATGCGGAATAAGATTCGATCCATGATTGATGCATGGGGATTTGATAGAGATGTAATTAAGTAGAGGATGAAATGGAAACAACAGATAAAATCATCAATGAACTAGCTATTAAGGTAGCTAATTCGACTGTAGAGAGCGCTAATTACAAGGTGCTATACAATGAAGCCTTGGAAGAAAACGAGCGCTTAAAACAGTCGTTAGAGCGTGTAAATAGCGTGCTAGAAAATGACAAAGACTTAAAAGAACTATTTGATGAAGTAGCGCAGAAAGGAAAATAATATATGACATTTAAAGTAGTAAACAAATATTTACAAGAAGCTGGTAAAACATTTGTAGCAATTCGACAAGATGCACCATATACGGCCTTTGACCGTGTGCTGATTGGTGACCGTACCAATGAGTCAGATGACTCACTTATCCAAGCAGTCCTTGGACAGGTTTCAACCGAGTTAAACCCGGCTGAAGGTGTTAAAAAACTTCAGGAAGATTTACACAAACAGGCGGAAAGCTATGAGCAAAAACTAGCAGAGAAAGATACCAAAATCGCAGAAGTTAAGGCAGTAGCTGACTGGGCAGTCCTTGCACGGGTGACTGATACAGATAACCCACTTGACCCAACAATCTACAAGCGTGGCCTTGAGTTGGTTGATTTAGGGCAAATTGGCAAAACTTACAAGTCACAAGAAATTTTCACACTTGAAAATTCTGACCATGTCGAAAAATTCCAAGAAGGTAAGCGCGTCATGATCCAAGTAACTGAACCATTTACTTACCAAGGTGAAACCCTGGAGCAATTGGAAACATTGCACCAAAATGGGAAAATCGGGATCTGGAAGTGGACAGAGCCAAAACCAGAGCCTAAGAGCGAGCTAGAAACTCAACCGGTACAATAACCATCACTAACACTAAAGGGGGGTGATGGAATTGGACTTATTGGCATTAGTTGACAAGTTGACTCCCGTCTTGGTCGTTATCATTCCGAGTTATTTCTCCTTCAAAAGCACAAAAACAACGAAAGAAGCTGACAAACGTATTGAGGGGCTATCGAATAAAATAGATAGCCTCGAACAGTCAGTCCAAACGGTCGAGGAGATTGGGAAAGATAACAATAAAAACTTGACGATTATCGGAAAAGGCTTGCAACGTATTCAACGTTTTCGATTGCAAGAGAATTTAAAAAATGCCTTGAAAAAGGGCTACACTAACCAACATGAGATCGAAGAAATTTCGAAGCTATACGAGAGCTATGTTGAGCTCGGGGGGAATGGTGCTATAAGAGTGCTATTCGAGCGATTTTTAGATCTTGAAATTAGAGAGGAAAAATAAAATGGATCAAATTACTAACATTATCACTTCATCAGCTATGAGTATCTTCGTGGTCTTGACTGGGATCATTGTCCAAGCGCTCAAGAAATACTTATATATGCGTGGTGGCAAGAAGGCGATTGAGATCGTGGAGATCTTGGCAAAAAACGCTGTACGGGCCACAGAGCAAGTAGCTGACAAGTTGGAAATCCACGGAAAGGATAAACTCGAGCACGCTAAAACGAGCTTGATCGAGGGCCTTGAGTCTCAAAATATCCACTTGACGAATGAAGAATTGAATACCTTTATCGAGGCAGCCGTTAAAGCCGCTAACGATGAATGGAAGAAATAAGGAGGCCTATTATGAGTAGAATTGAGTCAAGTATTGCTCGTATGCGTCACTTGCAAGCGATCCCGGTCCATTACGACATGGGAGACCGCAACGGGAATGACGCAGATGGAGACGGACGAATCGAGTTCGACTGTTCGTCCGCTGTATCATACGCGCTCGAGATCAATCTAAATAACAACACAGAGACGCTTCAACAAGTGCTCCCAACAATCGGATATCCGAAGATTTTCGACGGGGTGGATGGCACCTTTGACGCTCGACACGGGGACGTGGTGATCTGGGCTCCGCGAGACGGATCGAGCTCTCTCGGATCATTCGGACATATCTTGATTATGACGGGTGAAAATACCGCGATCCATTGCAATTATGGCATGGACGGCGTGAGTGAAAATGATTATAACTATATCTGGGATCTCAACGGTCGCCCTCGCGAGATCGTCTTCCGTGAAAGTGGTACACCCGTACCAACGCCCGCGCAAAGCGAATTCGATCGCGAGCTTGACGTGAATACACGTTTGAACAAGTCAGACAAGCCATATTACGAAGGAACGCTCACGACTGATTATTACGTCGAAGCCGGTCCGCGTATTGATAGCCAAGACAAGGAATTCTTGCCGGCCGGGACTCGCGTCCGTGTCTATGAAAAACTAAACGGATGGGCACGAATCAATCATCCAGATAGCGCGCAATGGGTAGAAGATAAGTATCTCGACGATTGCGTGGATATGTAAAAATAGAGGAGGCCTGAATGAATAGATTAAACTCTACAAATTTAAGGCAGATCGAGGGAGGGCGGATCGTCAAGCAAGGCGATTCCGCGTCCCTTTTTGGTTTTGAATTGCTAGACGAATATTGGAAGCCGGTCGAGCTCGAGGGCGAAAATGCGACAATCACGCTCGCGTCGTCTAAAGGCAAGGCCGTTTTCAATGGCGTTGTCACGAATTCAAAAGTTATGTTTCGAATTTCTAAAGTCCTTCCAGTCGAGAGTTATCTTGTCGAGGTGTCATGCGGTGGGTACGTCTTCCCAAGCGATCAAAACGTTCGCGTTGACGTGATTCAGTCCGCGGACGAGTACACAAGCGAGCAAGTTCTAGCGCTCGTCAAGAATGATGTTAAGGAAGAGATCGGAAAGTTTATCGAAGCACATAAAGAGAGCGGAATCGTGGAAGAATTCCCGGATCTGACGACTCTATACAATTTAGCTAAAATCTAAAAGGAGAAAAGAATGAGCTTAAATACAGAAAAACTCACACAATTCGCGCAAGCAGTCGGGACAGATATCAAAGATATCAAGACACAACTTGCGAATAAAGCGGAAAAGAGCGAGATCGGGCAAGGTGGGATCACGCAACAACAACTTGATACCGCGATCCAAGGCGTGAAAACAGCTATTCTGGGCGAAGGCGTTCCGGAAGAGCTAGACACTTTGAAGGAGATCGCAGAGAAGATCCAAGCGGGCGGAAGCTCGGATAGTGCGATCGTTTCCAAAATGACAGAATTAGGCGGAAAAATTACCGACTTTGAAAACTTGGATCTAGTGGCAACCTATACCACAGCGAAAGAGTGAACGCTATGAATAACATTATTGAAGTTATAAAAGCGATTGGCCGGGATATTAAGGCGCTGACTTCAAAACAAGCTGAATTTCTGAAAGAAAGTAAGGCTTACGAGTTATTCCCAACCTATTCAACGCTCCAGGATAAAATGACCACAAACATTAAAACCAAGCATTTAGAACTTGGTTTAGATGCTTTAGTGGATGAAAAACTCAAAAACGGCGGTAACCCGTTTGTTACTAAGTCAGAAATTCCAGTAGTGGACACTAGCACACTAGCAACTAAGAACGACTTGGAAGAAATAAGGCGAACCGCTGGAAGCGGTAATGCTAGCGAAGAACTAAAAGGGCGGGGCTTTCCGTATGAGTTAAATGCTGACATTGGGGTGACTTACATTGATACCACAGCCAAAAACGGCGCTTTCAAGTGGATCAAAAAACGCCCTGGCGCTGGCCGTGATAATTGGATTGTTTTAGCTGGAGATACGGGCAACGTTCGAGCGAAAAATATTCAATCGGCGTTTGGTGCGTCATTTATGGAATTTCGACGAATTAATTCAACGGTAGAAATCAATTTTGGGGGTTTGTCCTGGGGTTGGTTTGGAATTAAACGCCGGGGCGCGCCCGGTTATGTTCCGCAAGGTTCAGACCGTGAACGTAATGTAGTTATCTTAAACGTCAATAGCGTGCCTATTGGTTTTCGTCCAACCAGTTCAAAGATTGGCATGATTACCAATGACAAGGGCCAACGTCTTGGCACTTGGTATTTAGGCGGACCCGGTGACAACAATCAATTCCGTTTACAATTTGACGATCCCGTTCCAACGGATCGGGATATTGGAGACATTCGCTTTTCTAGCATTGTATATACTACTAATGACCCGTGGCCTGAAACTTTATAATTTTAAATACATATAAGACACAAACCCCCTCAATTCGAGGGGGCTTTTTTTATTGCTCTGAAACTAGTTCCAGAATAAAAAAACTTTGATTATTTTGATAAAAAGTGTTGACAAACTATCATGCATGATATATAATGAATATGTAAGATAAATAAAGGAGAAATCAAAATGAAATCACAAGTAATGAGCCTAGCATGGAAGATCTTCAAAAACGAAAAAAATGACGTAACTTTCTCAACTGCATTGAAATTGGCTTGGAAGACTGTTAAACGCCAACGCATGGCAGATGATTTCTATTTCTTCCGTTCTTCAAATGTTAAATTTCAAGGTGTCAAAAAATGGTTCGCTGAAAAAGAATTTTACGGACGCAATAAAAAAGATTTGGCGTTCATGTCTGTTACTGCGATCAGTGTTAAAGATTTAGTTGAGGAAACTGAAAAAGCTGTTAAACTTGAAATCGTAACACCTTATGGCACTTCTACTAAATGGTATCCAAAGAGCGTACTCGCTTAATTTTTTTAAATAAAAAGGAGAAATAAAATGGAAATCAATAATGATATTAAAGGCTTAATTTTGGAATATGTGGGGCGGTATTTCCGCTATGAGAATGACTTCTACAGACTTCCTAATATAAAATTCACGGATGCTAACTGGCAGAAATTCAAGAATGGCGAAACTTCTATCGAAAAGATGGGGGCATCAAGGGTTAATGCTATGCTAAGTTGCTTGTTTGAAGACTTTGAATTGGCAATGATTGGGAAAGCTCAAACTCACTATTATTTTAGTAATTCGCTTAAAATGAATATGACGTTCCATGCCTACTATGACCAATTCAAGAAGCAACAACTCCTAAAATGGATTGAGAATAGCCGTAACGATATCATCGGGGGTACTGGCAGAATGTACACGGCGAGCGGAAATTGGATTGCTAATGCTTATCTTGAGGTGGCCCTGGAAAGTAGCGAGGTTGAGGGTGGTTATATGCTTCAAATGCGGTTCAAGAATTATTCTCAAGACCCTAGACCAATACCATCAGGCCGCCAAAATCGCCTTGAATGGATCGAGAAGAATTTAGAGAATATACGATAA